TGGATCAAATAAAAGAACTAATACGATTCTCGACACATTTTAATGTGACTCCAGAATACGACAATGTTCTTCAATATATCTATGATGCGGAACGGCAATATCTTCTTAATATTCTTAACCTAGAAGAATTGCCTTCCGAACTCTCTGGACTACTCGATAAAAGAGTAGCCGCAAGGTTTATCGATCACCATAAGGATTTAATTCTTAAAGAAGCCGATTTACAGCCAATCAAACGGCTTAAGGAAGGCGACACTGAAATCGAATTTGGCGGCGACAATACCTTATCATATCTATCTTCTCTTATTAGTAAATGGACTTCCTTAGAAGGTACAGACATAACATGTTATCGAACATTAAAATGGTAGCTCGTCAACATTTCGAGCGTCTTTATACCGATACATGTATTCTTACTGAACAAAAGAAAGCCATTCAAGATCCTCATACCGGCATAATTAAAAACGGCGAACTCGAAGCAGTTAGTTACCCTTGTCGCGTTTCATTTAAAACTCTTCAATCTAACGACATCGTTAATAAACTACCGTCATCTTCTCAGATCGTAGTCTTATTTATTTCGCCCGATCTCGAAATTAAGCCAGGTACCGATATTGAAGTTATCCGTAATAACCGACATTTCGCTTACACAGCTTCCTCACAAGTAGCGTTATACGACACTCACCAAGAGATCCAATTAACGCTTAAGAGTAAACATAATGGCTAACGTTACAGTCGACCTTTCGGGATTCGAAGAATTATTAAAGAAGACAAACGAGCTTCAGAATAATGTCTCGTCCCTTAATCAAACGATCACCGACAACTTAGCACAACATTATTTGGCCGAAGCTATAGCGAATACTCCAGTCGGAGCGATAGCGATATCGCCAGACGGTAAATACCGTTCTGAATCGGAACACATGAGACGATCGTGGGAAGCAGAACGTATTAACGATACGACTGTTAAAGTACAGAATTCAGCTTCCTATGCGTCGTATGTTAACGACGGCCATAGACAACGACCAGGACGTTTTATACCCGTACTCGGTAAACGTCTTACTAAGTCGTTTGTTAAGGGCCTACATATGCAAGAGAAGGCAGAAGCGGCTACGAGAAGAGCTTCAGATAAGATTATGAAGAACGCGCTCGACGACTACTTATCAACGTGGAGCAAATAATGAACTACATTAACGAAATCATCGACGGCATAGCTAAATCATTATTTAACAGTTTTAAATATCCTATATACATCGACGAGATTAAAGCAGATGCAAAATTCCCTTGTTTCGTTGTCGAAACACTTAATACAGAACAGACACATATCATGGATGTACGTTATGAACGCAGAAATGACTTCGATATCATGTTCTTTATTTCAGACGACGACTACATCGAAGAACAGAAGGTACAGATTAATCCGATCACGGAAAGCTTATATTTTGACTTAGAATACATAACACTCTCTGACGGATCTCTCCTC